AAAAACGTCTAAGAATCCCGGCAGTGTAATTTCAAACTCTCCAAATTCTAATCCTTTGTCGCCGCCAATTCTTCTTGCATCCAAGTAAACAACGTGATCGATAGCATCAAAATGCTCGACCATGTTTCTAAAAGAACCCTTGACGCCGGTCGTTTGCCCTAGAAGTTTTAGTGAATAATGTCTATCATTCAAGACAACATCTGTGATTGGCTTGCCCGATGCAGCCATTCCTTCAATATCTTCTGGCTTTGTAATCTGAACTGACTTGCCACCAAACAATCCTGCAAGGAATCCTTCGAAAACAAAACCACCTGCTGATTCTGTAAAGTCTCTGAGAATCGAAGATAGAATCTCACATATCATCATTGTGGAGAGGAGACCGGAAACATCCTTGCCAACTCCTTTGCCGTCTAGAATGCCGTTCAAAGAAGCTAGTTTTTGTTCTAAGCTGACGCCCTGAATTTTGCTAGCAAATGACTCAATAATATCTCTATCGGAATTTCCGGTTCGACCCCACGCTTCAGAGATCTTAAGCACAGGAAGCTTGATATCAATCTTTTCCGTAGGGGAGACGACCGCTCCGTCTTGTTCTTTCAGAAGAGGAGATACGTTTTGAAGTTGTTCTTGCACCATCTGCATCAGCGATTCAAGACCAAAGTTTTCTACCAATCCTTCCTGTTTTTCATATTCGTCAACCAAGCTATTAATTTCATCAATGCGATTCTTCATATATATAATTATTTCCTTTTTTCTTTAATAGAATTAATAATTTCATTTAGTTTCAAGCCCGCAGTATCAATTTTGTTTCTAGTCAAATTATAGTGATTCAAGACTCCCTTGAATTTTCCCTTAACTGCATCTTGATAAACAGATGTACACAAGCTTCCATGTTCATCCATTGGATACTCCAAAGGAATATTATAGTGTGCTGTTAGAAAATCAATCAACACTTCATAGGCCTGAAGTTGTGCTTTGTAATATCCCAAGTGCGGTTTGAGCTTTCTTCCGTGAACAATGCTGTCACTCAAGACGGGCCTGGGGCCTAGGCCTGAAGCTTCATATTTTCTCTGATATTTTAAATAATATGCTGAGCTTATATCAATTCCAATTGAGTTATTATTTGCCCCTTTGGCGTGCCAGGCAATATTGTTTGGATCAACGAGCTGGACGATCGTCCCGTCATTATCAATTACAAAATGAGTCGATATGCCCCTCTTTTCTAAAACTCTCTTGCAGGATGCCGCTGATGAGCATACATCCCAGTGAGTTACGATCATTGTTGGCTTTCTTGTCCTTCTAGATCTTCTATAGCACTTTGTCGGGAGCAAGTCTGTTTTCACTTTCTCCCAACCAATTGTAACTTCTTTTCCGTTAACCAGCAGTTTGTTTTGCAAAGTCTCTTCGACGGGGGCCTCAACGTACAACAAAGCGCGGCGGTATGTATTGGGTCCAACTTTTCCGTCTTGTTCTAAATCATGTTCATATTGAAAATTTTTTATTTTTTCTGCTAGCTCATCATTAAAATCCTCTGCTCCGAACCATTCCGGGGTCCAGCCCAGCTGTTTTGAAGTTTTCCTATTATATCTGTTTATAAGCCAACCCATAGGCAATTTCTCCTAAATAATTATATCTGCTATTCCGAGATCTACAGCTTCTTCTGCGTCCAAATAAACATTTGTTCTTCTTTCAATCATCTTTTTCAAATACTTTTCGGTCATATTAGTTTCTTCTGCAAGTGCGCGAAAATATAAGCGTTGAGTCAGTTTGGCTTCTTCGAACTCATTCTCGACATCCTCCAGGCGCCCGTGCTGACCTGAGACAACACCATGAATCATCACGCGACAATTCTTTCCTATCTTTCTTGCACCCTTTGTTCCGGCTGCAAGTAGCAGTACGCCACCAGACATAACTTTTCCAATGCCATGAGTATGGACAGGACACTCATCTCTAGTGTCGCGCATGATATCATACACCGCGAACATCTCGGCTGCGCTTCCACCATATGTTGAAATATAAAAATCAATCGGAGCGTAACTCTCTTCCCCAGTCTCGGGGTCGTGAATCCGACCAGCATCCTTCAGTAAAAGAAGGCTATAAACAGCTTCAGAGCATTTCTCTTCATTTAACTCACCATATATCCCTGTAAGTCGACAGGGCGGTGTTTCTGCGGGCAGGCTCAATAAAGAAGTCAATTCTTCAACTGATTGCTCCGCTAATTCTTCAGATTCTTCATTCTGCTCAGCTTGTGTTTGCTCTTCTTCCTGTTCTGCTTCTTTTTTCTTACTATCTTTGTTTTTAGCAAAGTTCATTCTTTAGCTCCTTGTAATTTCAAATATCTCATTGCCTCATTCCAATTTTTAAACTTGATAGTGCGTCTAAATTGCGGAGAGGAAGTAAGGATAATTGCTCCTATAACCATTTCTCGCCATATATTTAAAGCATTTTCATTGTTTTCTGTTTCAAGGGCAATAGATTCTTCTTCGAGGCCGGCGCGCGTTGAGGCCTGCTTCAAGAATTCATTGCCGCGCCTATAGTTGTCATCAGTCATCTTGAGCACCGACAGAACGCTTAGCAGCATATCTTGATATATATTAATCATGTTACCATAATTTAATAATTTTGCAACAACTTTGTAAGAAAAAATCCCCATTACATACCACATCAATGCAAAAAGAAAGTTATTATCAACCGTTTCCATTTTTCTCCATATAAAAAAACCTGCCGGCGGCAGGTTTTTTTGTTAGTTATCAATTATCTTTATAGTCTTTTTACTGTTTTGCCGCTTCTTGTAAGAGTCGCTGTGCTACGCGCTTTGTGACTTCATTGATAATGTCGTCCTCGTTGACAACCTCTTCTTCTTCAAGGGTTATGTCAGCTGCGGCTAGCTCCTCTTCAATCTCATCTGCCTCTTCCTCAGCCGGCAACTCATCACCAACTGGGGCTGCCTCTTCTGGAGGAAGCTCATCAACGACAGGCTCGGCGAGTTCACCCTCGCCCTCTCCCTCAACTTCAACTGGCTTAGCGCCAGGCAAGTTGGAAAGCAAGGTCAAGGCATTAACCAAAGCATCTTGCACTTGTGCCACTTCACTACCTTCTTCGGGTGCACCAACTTCGGGCGCCATATCCACCGGAGGCGCCTCATCTTCTAGCGGCACATCTTCAACGGCTTCTTCGTCGTCGACTGGAGCGTCATCGATAGGCATATCGCCAATGGGAGGGGCCTCGTCGTCATCGCGATCATAAACACCCATGCCTTCTTCCATCTCTTCAGTCTCTTCGATAAAATTTTCGGCCAAGGCGGGCATATTAGCCAACTTCATCATTCTTCTGGTAGTTTGTTCGTTAAGCAAGCGCTTTTTCATTATTCTTTCTCCTTCGAAAAGTTTTGTGCTTAAATTAAATAGTTCGATAATTTACAAAGTATACAATTAATTAGTATCTTTTTCTGTGATTTTGCCTAATTTTCTCAAAGCTACGTCCTCAATTTGTTTAATTCTAACAAAACTGACACCTAAACGATCGGCAACTTCCCTTAGTGTCAATGGACCATTCTTATCAACTGCCTGTAAAGTACAGTTTAAATCTTTCTTATAATCTATCCACAGGCGACAATCTTTTCTTACACATGGAGAGTTAGATTTTCTACATTCTTTAATACATTTCATAAATCTGGATGCTCCTCCGCTATCATATCGAATATATTTGAAATCTCATCTTCTGCAAGAGCAAATTTTTCTTTAACATCTTCCCCTTTGCGCACAAGCCTTTTTGACGATGCGCGCTTGTTTATTCCCTGGACTTGATATTTTTCTCTATATTTATCCAAATAGGCCATAACATCAGGGTGTTTTTCCAAATATCCAGAAATCATTGCACGAAAAAAATGAGACTGATTCATACCATCGTATCTTAAGCGAATTCTCAAATCTGCCTGTCTCTTTTCAGAATCGTAAAACATAATCTTTTTACGATTCTCGGGATCTGGAACTGTTGGATCTTTCAACTTTTCCTCCCTAGAATATGAGTACTGCTCTCTAGTTGACTCGAATTTGTCTGTCGTATGAAATTTGCTTTACATCGAAGTTCTGACAGGTTGCGTACACCTGAATAAGACAGGCCGCTGCGAATACCGCCACCAATATTCTTAAGGATAGCTTCAACACTTCCTTTATACGGTACGGTCGTCGAGATGCCTTCTGGCGTCGAAGATTTACCCCTCCAGTCGATTTGCGCGTCGGCTGAGGCCATACCTCTGTATACTTTATACTTTTTCCCTGTGTTACTAGAAAAGACTTCACCGGGAGTCTCCTTGGTACCTGCTAGCATTGAACCTATCATTACAAAGTCCGCACCAGCTGCAAAGGCCTTAACCATGTCACCTGTGGTTTTGATTCCGCCATCTGCAATTATCTTTGAATTATAAGTAGTTCTAGATATATCCAAAAGACTTTGAAAAGTTGGAATTCCATGGCCGGTGACCAAACGCGTGGAACAGATCGATCCTCCTCCAATTCCCACACGTATAGAGTCGGCGCCCCAAGAAGATAGAGCATCAAACCCTTCTAAAGTTGCAACATTGCCGGCCATAATATGTGCACTCTCGCCTAGGCGATCACGAAGGGTCTTGAGGCACCTCTCCATCACTGCATGGTGACCGTGAGCCACGTCAACACAAAAGACCTTTATTCCGACGGCGCGCAAGGCCATGGCCCTTTCCTCGAAGTCTCCAGTCATGCCGATCGCAGCTGCGACGTTGGCATTTTCTTTTTCATAGAGTACTTTAGCGGCAATGCTAACTTGTCCCGGGATATCATTGTATCTATGTATAATACCCATTGCACCGTTATTGGACAAAGATAGGGCCATAGACTCTTCCGTAATCGTATCCATTGGGCTTGATATAACGGGCAATTTCAAGTAGGTGTTTTCATCCAAATCATTGCCAATCTCTACTTGGGCCCGACTTTCAATATCGCTATATTTCGGCTCTAATAACACGTCATCATAGGCTAAACATTTTTTCACTTTTTCTCCTTGTAATCTGTTTCGTACCATCCCGTGCCTTTTAATCTAAAGGACGAGTTGCTTATAAGTTTTTTCAAACCCTCTTCTTCACACACAGGACATTCAGTCAAAGCATCTTCTTTTATATCCTGCAATATCTCAATCTTGTGCTCACATTTGGAACATTCATATTCGTATATCGGCATTCTTTCTCACTTGGAATGTTTGTCTGCTATCGACGACGCTGCGAAAGCTAGAGGCTTAATTTTACAATCAAAGCCATTTCCCTTGGCCATTCCAATTAACATATCAGAAAATTTACTTGTTTTTGTGTTTTTTTCTGAATCGCTAACGTCTAGATGCAATTCTATATTTATTTGAGGGCAGTAATACAAAAGTCTCATTCCAACGTTAATTGAATCTTGTACTTCCGCCATGATCCTTACCATCAATGTTGTAAACTTGTTTGCTTTAAACTTTGTTCTCTTTATAAAATACCGACCACCAACCTGACCTCGTGCTTGATGTAGGCATATCGCAGTCGAAAAAACACAATTATGTTTTTGAAGGAAGCTATCGCTGCCAACGTAAATTTTGCCACTCTTGTTTGAATGTTCTTTAACAATCTCTACGATTTCGGTGAAAGGTATTTCATCTCCAGAGCCGGTAAACCACTTACTCATTGTTTAATTGCTCTAAATAGCGTTGTAAATACCAAATTGCCTTCTCTATATCTCTCTTCGCGTCTCCCTTGTGAGCATGCCGCGAAATATATTTAATTGCATTGCTGCAATGAAAGTTTAAATTCCAATCCTCAATCACATCAATAACTTCATATTTTCCCTGGTTATAATGCACTGGATGGTCAACTAAGTTGGCTTCGCGGCGAGCGAGACCTCTCAAGTCTTCTTGATCCAAGTCGGCCAACCCATTCATTTCTCGCCACTGCTCCTTGCTTATTTTCATTAAAATCCTCCATACGGCATATCATTTAGGGGATTGGAGACAGGCTTGTCAGCTTGTTTATCTGTACTTCCTAGGGCTCCGTCGCCGCGCGAGCTTATTGTAATTCCTTGACCTCCATAAAGATTAAGAGGAGTTGTCTTTCGAAGACGCGCAGAAATTACAGGCATCAATACGAGTTGAGCAATCTTGTCACCATCTTTTATAGTCTGCACTTCAGATCCAATGTTGTGGAGATCAATAAAGACTTCTCCATCATAGCCGGAATCAATTATGTGTGCACCGACAACCAGTGATCGCTTAGCCCCCATGCTAGACCTATTACAGACCTGCAACATATATCCGTGAGGAATTCCAAATTTTAATCCAGTTGAGATCATTTCATTTTTTCCTGGCTCAATATTGACTTCTTCTTCCAGATTTGCATAAACATCCAGGCCGGCATCTGATGGATTACTCCTGCTTGGCTGCTTGACTCCATATTTTGTTGTTGCGTATTCAATTATCATCTCTTCTCCTTGTAACTTCTTTAATGATATTCTTCGCCCTTGTCCAGCATTCAGGACAATAAAGATTAACTTTGCCTTCTTTCTTTCTCACCACTACGCTCCACTCTTTAACTTGTTGTTCGTCTTTCTTATCAAAAGCCTTCTTGCACGTTAAACATTCATCTTCTAGCTTGTCAAAAAGAAATACTTTCTCTTGCATTTCTTTTTCAGCTCTTTTCTTCTTGGCGCGTTGTATTTTTCTTCTTGCTCCACTCACAATAACAAATTCCTTTTCCTTTGTCAACTATTTTAATAATTTAAAACTATTCAATGTTCTTGTTGAAAAACCCCATGTGTCGTTATAGTCCAATCTTGCCATATAAGGCTGATTTACAAACAGAGTGTCGGTCTCGCGCACTCCCCAACATCTAATCTTTGTATTGGTCGCTGTCGAATCAATTGCATTTACAATCCAATAAGGCTTTCCATTCTTTGTTTTCTTTTTAACAATCTCTCGGGGAATGAACCAAGCGACTCCTAAGTCACGGTCCCATTTTCCAAGAGGAGGCACCAAGTAATTCTTCAAGGCATCTTCAATTTCACTGCTCATTACCAATTCAAAAGGAAAAATACCAGTCAAAGAACTTATGTGTTCAATGCGCTCCTTCTCAGAAAAATCTCCCATTGAGTTATACATTTCAATATTTTCCTTAAGCTTCTTTTTGTTTTTTGGACGATCATTGGCGATTGCTGCCCAAAAATGCTGCAGCCCGGTAAATCTCTCGTCAACAAGTTCGTCCAAAGCGCCACTTAAAGTTAATGCAATTAACGCTTTTTTATTTAATTTTGAATAAACAATCTCCTCACTGAAAAGTAGCTCGTCTATATCGTTGAAAGGTCTGTGCTCTATTATTTGTTCAATTGCTTTTTCGCCCAAACCCTTAATCGAACTTAAAGGCTGAATCAACGTCTTGCCGTCTTCGCTAATCTCCCATTGTGTGCCAGAAGTGTTAATATTTAACTTCTCAATCTTAAAACCATACTTCTTGGCTAAGCTAATAGCCAGCTCCTTTCGCGATTCTGGTTCTTTGTCCAAGAAAGCTGCTACCCAACATTCGGGATGATAATTTAACAACCAGGCACATTGGTAAGATAAAGCAGAATAAGAAACAGCATGAGACTTATTAAATCCGTAGCCAGAAAAATACTCAAAATTCTGCCAGATCTGCCTTGCAGTCTCTCTATCAATCTTCTTCTCAAGACAGCCGGCAATAAACTTCTCATAAATCTTCTCCTTTTCTTTAGCTCCCTTTCCTGTTCCCTTTTTAGTCAGCAACTTGCGAAGCTTGTTGCCCTCATCAAGAGTCAAATTCCTTCCCAACTTATGTGCTAGCAAGGCAATTTGCTCCTGAAAAATCAAAAATCCTGACGTCTCCTCCGTCACTTCTCTAATTAGATCATTTACATAATGTACGCCTTCTGGATTGTTCTTGGCTTTAACATAACTCTTGTCAACATTAGCACTTAGCGGGCCTGGCCGATAAATAGATGTAATCGCTGAGATGTCAATCAAATTTTCCGGCTTTGCTCTCTTGCAAAAACTCTGTGCGCCGTCATTCGTGAACTGAAAAACTCCAATGAACTTTCCCTTGTGAAAAATATTCTTATACACTTTCTCATCTGTAAAATCAATCTTATCTGGGTGTACATATGTGTCGTAATATTCTTTAATGTCTTGATAGGTCGGGTTTTCTATTCCCTTTTTGCGACGGAGAATGTGACCAATGGCAGATTGAATCATCTCCAAAGTAGAAAGACCCAGCAAGTCGAACTTAATGAATCCTAGTGGCTCCAAGTGTCTAACATTCTGGCCTTCTGACCAAGGCGTCTGCATCACTCCTCCGCTATTAATAAGCGGCATATGCTTATCCAAATTTTCACCAATAACGACTCCCCCGGCATGACGACTGACCGAGCGAACCTGCCCATATAGAGCTTCAACGTGTGTCTTAATATGTGGATATTTCTTGAGAAATGATTGCAGGCTGTCGGAATATTCCATAACCTCCTCGAAAGTAGGAATATATAATCCCGCCTTAATACCATTCGCATGCTTGGCTTTTGGAGTAGCCTCCTTGACCATCACATTTGTAACTTTGTTGACCTCCACAAACGGCACTTCATAAAATTTGCTAATATCTTTAATCAAAGATCTTAATTGAAGAGTGTTATAGTTTGAGATCGGTACAACAGTGGTCTCTCCCCATTCTTCTGCCAAAATCTCCTTAAGCCCGAAAGCATCACTGACATCATAATCAATATCCGGATAGTCTGTTGCGTCAGAGCGCAAAAAACGACTAAATAGCAGACCATGCTTTATGGGATCAATTTGTGTGATTCCCAAAATGTAAGCGACAAGCGAGCCGGCTGCGGATCCTCGTCCGGGTCCAGATAGCATATGCTCATTTGCCTTGTCAGATATCGCCTTCATTGTTAGAAAATACTTTGCGAATCCTCTCTCGTTAATAACGGACAATTCATGCTTAAGTCTATCAACGTACTCCTTGTTTCCGTCAAGCCCCGCTTCTCGTAGTTTCGAGATCGAAGCCTTAATCAAAGTTTCGTCAGCATTTTGCCCTTCTGGTACAATAAAACTTGGAAGACGAACAGTATCGTCAGGCATAAACTCTTCAATACGAGTGTGAGCTATGTGATGAGTCTTTACAATCGAATCGTAAACAAGATCGTCATCATAAATAGTTTGACACTCTTCGGAATATTTCTTGTATGACTCCCACATTTGATCGCCATTTTTTGGATAAAGCTCCATTCCCATTTCGTCAACGTCAATTGGCAACTCTGAAGTTAGCCATTCCGGCTTGTTGGGGCGATTAAGAAAACCCAAGCGCTTATATAGCTCGCGATCCTTAAATGCTTCTGGATTTGGATAGTGGCTATCTGCCGTAGAAATAAGTTCCAAACCAGTCTCGTGATGCATCTGGATGACATATTGATTTAACTCGTGCTGCTCTGGAACGTTATTCCATTGCAGCTCTCCATACCACCTGTCTCCAAGAATAGATTGCATCTTCCGGGTTGTGCGGCGCATCGCATCTAAAATAGCATCGGGACCGTCATCACGATTATCCCAATAATCACCTGCATAGACACCACCAAGGCAAGCAGACGAGGCAATAATTCCATCATTATATTTCTCCAGTAATTTGTAATCTACGCGGGGATAACGATAGAAGTTATCTCCCTGATATGACATAGAAATGATCTTAAAAATATTGTTTAAGCCAGTTTGATTCTGGGCTACAAGAACAAGATGCCTCTTGGATTTAATAATATTATTCTTTCTTTTTGAAGCGCCCTCATCTTCAGTTGCCATCTTTCCGTCTTCTTTGTCAAGCTGGCGAGCTTCCTTTTTATCAGCTTTGGCTTGCTCATATGCTTCTTTCCATTTTGCTACCGAAGGTACAAAATAAGCCTCAACACCAAATATTGGCTTGAACTCTTTTCCCTCTGCCTTCATCTTTCTGGCGTGTAGAATTTGGTATGACGTACCATTCATATTGCCATGGTCTGTTAGCGCTAGGGCGCTAGTTCCATTCTGATAAGCAAAATCCATATGATCTTGCGGGTATCCAAATCCATCGAATGGAGAGCCAACAACGCTATGTGCGTGCAACCCTACGAATGGAATCTTGCTCTTCGTTCTGTTCATCTTTGTAATCCTCTATCCTTTCTACCATCTTATTATAATAACCATCATCGATCTCACAACCAATAAAATTTCTTTTTGTGTTTAGCGCTGCAACGGCTGTTGTACCAGAGCCCAAGAAACAATCTAATACTGTATCATCTTCATTGCTATGCTTCTGAATCAGCTCCTCAAATAACTTTAGGTTCTTTTGTGTGGGGTGAAATCTGTCTTTGCCATGATAGATTGGATATCTATATATGCCATTATCATACTCGCTATTAAATGTTGGCTTTGACTTTTTGACGCCTGTTAGGGCAATTTCGCGAGAATTGGTCAAATAATTAATCTTGCTATTGATCGGTACAGGGTTAGTCTTAACCCACTCAATAAGACGAATCTGCTTAAACTTTGAGGCCTCCATCATACTCTTGAGGGGGGTGACCTTCCACACATCATAAAACATAATCATTGTGCCAGAAGGCTTAAGAATTCTATACATTTCTTGAATGTAGGGAAGAAGATTTAGCTCATTCTTATCCCATTCGCCGAAATCTAAGCTAATACCAAACCTTCTCAAAGTTCTCTCTGACTGAGGGGTACCGTCGGGCTTTGTTAAGCTGCTGATGAATCCAGACGGCTTAGATATCTCATAGGGTGGGTCTGTCAATATAAGATCAATTGAGTCGCTTGGAATTTCTTGCAGAAATTCATATGCATCTTGTTGTTTTAAATTTATCATATTTATATCCTTGTAATTATTTAAAGGCAAGCAATGGATTTGAAATCATCCGCGTTTTCACCTGATTTGATTTGTGGTAGTACATAAACCTTAAATGGGCATGATACTCCGTATATATCCTCGTATTTTCTTTTGTGTTTTTGATACCAGTTATCTAAATCAGCCCTTGCTTTGTGTATTGTATTATCAGTAGCAGCTGCCAACGACTTGTGATAAAAAATAATATGTGTCTCAAAAGTAGGATAGCCTACAAAATTTTCTTCGATATAGCCAATCATATTGGGTGCTAATCGCTCGTAGCTGTTGCATACTCTGAGTATGATATTATTAGTCGCCTTCTCTGGTCCAACTTCTGTCGAGGTGCAGCCCGTACCAGAAAAGCTAGTATAGTGTTTTATCGCCTGCTCTGTAGTATAATTTTCATAGCTAGCTGAATAACTGGATCTTAAGGTTTCTTTAAGCCGGTTGCGAATCCAATTTGTATGTTTAGGGTTGTTTGGATATATGTTATTTTTGATCCACTTTGCACCTTTCTTAAGAAAAACTCTTGGGTCTGTTTTATATTTAAACCCGAGTTCCTTCTCTAAATCTCCATTATGAAAACAATCTGAAATAAACTTTTTCATATCAGATTCCGTGTTGCTTTGTGAAATTTCGTCGTGCTCATTCATCTGAGCCTGGAACTTTTTCCACTCCCAAGAATCGTTGCCGAACTGCTCAGAATGATAAGTAGAGACACTAACAGCCAGGCCAGCCTTGCGACATGCTTCAATTCGAGTAATTCCGTCTTTCTCGATCAGATTATTGTCACCATCGACAAAAACCGAAGCTGGCGGCAGAAATGAAGAATTGCCCTTCTGTTTAAGAAGATCAGCCATCGATGCAATATTTTGTACAACATGACCTCTTGCTCTAACCTGAGAGGTCTTCTGATCGTAGCGTATGCTTTTTGGAGAGACTTCTCGAACGTAACGCGTATCAAAATCTGGTATGCTGTTTTTAAGTCGATTATATTCTTTTTTATTCACAGCACCCTCTCTCCGTATTTTTTAATCTCAGTATTTGAAATGCTAGCATTGGGCCTTGGATCTGCATAAACTTTATCACTAAAGTATTGTTTTCTCAATTTAGGCATTATAATTTCATACACTTTTTCACCGGTTAGACGCCAGCTTTCAACTAAGATGCCTCTATTAAAACGATTATAATAATGATACTTATAAGGCAGGATTTTGTCATCACGCAAATATTTATCCATTTCCTCCCAGTGCGGTGCATTAGACACCCCAGTATAAGATCCTTGGCAGTTCTTTTGGTTGGTTGATTTGTATTCAAGCGCATTTCCATCACTGTCAAAAGCATCTGGGCCAGAATTAGTTTCTGCAACTTGATGTCCCAGCTTAATTGCTGCAACAATCTCCCTGAGTCGATTTACGCTTGGATCTCCGTAGCCTAATTCATAAGACAATTTATGTAACTCTTCTGAAACTTCCAGAAGACGGATTTGTTTTAATTTTCTTTCTTTTGGTGACATAACACCTCCCTAGCTATATCATAGTAACGTATGGAGGGGTGTCAAACTAAAATTAAAACAAACTCATGTATCTTTCGCCACGATCGCACAAAAAGGTAACTGCGGCTCCACTGATGTCGTTCTTTTCAAGCCAACGCTCTGCACCTAAGACATTCGCCCCAGCGCTGATGCCAACAAACAGGCCGTTTTCTCT